GTATTTCGCAACTTAGAGCAAAGGCAACCATTATGAAGCAGAAGTATGGCATTAAAGTAATCTTTATCGACTACCTACAGCTTATGAGTGGACAAGGCAAAAACAACCAAAACCGAGAGCAGGAGGTGAGTTTAATAAGCAGAAGCCTTAAATCCTTAGCAAAAGAGTTACAAGTACCGATTATCGCCCTATCTCAATTATCTCGCAGAGTAGAGGAAAGAGGAGACAAGATGCCGCAACTATCTGACCTTAGAGAATCTGGTTCTATTGAGCAAGATGCTGATGCAGTTATTATGCTGATGAGACCTAATTACTATGAGATGACTAACCCAATAGAAATTGGTGGAACAGAATATGGCACCAATGATTTAGTTATTTGCAAAGTAGAAAAGAACAGACATGGTACAACTAAAAATTTACCATTAAGATTTTTACCAGAGACAATGACATTTATTGACTATACAAATTAACCTATGAAAACAGCAATGCAAGAATTGCAAGAATGGATGACTGAAAATCATTTTAAAGTTACACTTGGGTTTTTAGACCAAATTGAATATTGTAAACAAAAGGAAAAAGAGCAGATAATTGCCGATTTTGAAGCTGGATATAAGTCATGCGATTTAGATGAAGCATTTGAAATTAATAGGAAGTTATCTAATGGAGAACTATATTACAAAAAAACTTATGGCAAAGCATAATGGCTATAGGAACAGACGTAAGTTCGAGATAGAAGAAGCTCGTAATGCAGATGGTACCTATCAAGCTATTAAGTTGTTTGCTAAGAACACTAAAATTTTAGTAATACAGATGCCTACAGCATTGTTAGATGGTTTTATGTGGTTAGAATACGAAAGAGACAACCAACCTTCTGGTATAGCTGATAAAAAGGTAGAGTTCTTTGCCATTAACTTTGATTTAAGGGATAGGATATACTTTATGAGGTCAGAAATGCTGAGAAAAAAGGCTCGTAGATACTTTAGAGTTGACAATACTAAGGTAGAAGGAAACGTTAAATATGTGCAAGTTCCAGTTGATGAAATGATAAGATGGGTATAATATATATAAATATATTGTAACTTTGGTTTATGGCAACATACAAAACAGCTTCCGAGCTGACCAAAATGATGATTGACTATTTAGGACAAAGAGGGATGGAAGTTTGGAGAAATAATAACCTTGCTGTAAAAGGTAGGGCGTTTATTGGAAGGAAAGGAGTTCCAGATATAATCGGTTATGATAGGAAACATGGTCAGTTTGTAGCTTGTGAGATTAAGAAGTTAGGCGATAGGATTAGTCCAGAACAGTTTACTTTTTTAACTCAGTTAGGATTAGCAGGTGGAGCAAGTATGTTATGTAGCCAGACATCAGATGAAACAATAAAATTAGAAATATTTAAAGATGGCGAAACTAAAATCTTCTGCTGGAGGGAATCAGAAAAAGAATTTCGGGAAGCGAAAAATGGGTAGGGCTAAAAAATCTTACAATAAACACAGTCCTAAGCCTAAACAATACAGAGGCCAAGGCAGATAAAAATTAAATTATGGAAAATTTAGGATTAGAAAACAAAGAAGAAAAAGTAGTAAAAGCTACAAAGAAAGCTAAAGAGTTTGTATCTAACGAGACAATACAGCTTATTCAAGACATCTTGGATGATGGTACTGTAGACTTAAAGTGGAGAGAAGCCTTAAAAGCACAAGTAAAAAAATATAAAAAAGATGCAGAATAACTACGAGTACGATTCAGTCGTTGAGAATGTTATTAATCGTTTAAAAGACAGAGCAAGGATTGGCTTTGAGAAATACGGAACCGACCTTGACAGAAATGACCTAATAACAGAACAATGGATTGAACACGCTATAGAAGAGGCATTAGACTTTAGTCTTTACCTTACTAAGTTAAAAGAGCAATTAAAAAAAAGTTTATAACAATAAAAACCAAACAAAATGTCTAAATCAAAAGAACTCTACCTTGGAAGATGCTTCACACTAACAACAGCATTCGGTAGTTTAAGAAAAATCTCTTTAGGGCCAGATGACTTACAAAAGTTAAATGACTTTGCTAAAGATAACAAAGGATGGGCTAACATCTTAGTAAAGATGAAGAAGTCTCACAATCCTGGTGAATCAGATTTCTATGTGGAAATTGACCCATGGAAACCAGATGGAGAAGTAAGAGAAAAACTACCTTTCTAAATTAACTATTATGAAAAATATACTTGAAGCAATGGTTGGACTTATAGCATTAATGGTAATGGTTTATTTACCATTTGCTTTCCTTATTGCAGAATGGAATCCTATGTTCTGGCATTTAACCTTCAGAGGTTTATATGTACTTTGTATTGTGGGATTAGTTACATTTGCAGTGAAAGAGTACCAAAAAAAGTAAAGTGTTGTGTTTTGTAGATAAATAGGTGGCCCTCCATATTCTTATGGGGGGTTCTTTATTATAAAAAAAGCCCCAGATTTTACCTGGAGCCTTCACCAAAACCAACCAAACACCTATGAGAGAGCATCTTAATTCTGTTTATTAGAACTATCATAAAATTTAGTTAAAACTGAGCCATAAAGCATTGCTTGATACCTCGTTATAAAACTATTCATTGATTCTTTCACATAGAAGTAATCCTCGTTTGTCATATACACAAAGCACCTTTCATCATTCTCCTCATCAGCAGTAACGCTAACTACTTGGTATATGTTGATATAAGCATCTGATTCCTCTGAATTATCTTGGAACTCATAGCTTTCATCTTCATCTTCTGTCAGTTGTATGATGTGCATTAACATTTGTGATACTATTTTTTAAAACAGTGAGCCGCAATTCTCTTACAATCAACTCAAGTTTAGCTTCCAAGTAATTCTTTTCTTTCATTAATTGGTCAATCTTTACGTCTACTTCTCTGTTCATACAAATTTACGATTTAATTCTAAGGGAAATAAAAAGTGCATACCATACTGATAATCAATATGATACACACTATATGGGGTTCCATCCGACTGCTTTATTTTTTGGGAAGCCTTATTATTTTACTGCCTAATGGCATCGGTACAAATATAGCAACTCTTCCGCCATCTAATACCACTCCACAGCCTAATGTTGGTCTTTTGGGGAAAGGTCGTGAATATTCCATAGCATAGGCATCAATATCGATACCACAGCCTACGTTCATGCCGAATATCATGTCCTTATCTGATGATGAATATAAAACACCACCAAAACTATGGATATGACCTATAACAGTTGATTGTCGAGCATCTCTTGCTCTATTGATTGCACCAGCTTGTCCAGAACTTCCAGTGCCATGAGTATATAGAACACCGTCTATTTCCCATTCTAATGCCCATTTCCAGCCTTTAGGAGCATCCCATGCTTGTTCGTATGATTTGATGAATCGTTCTGGTAAACCGCTTGTTTGAGCCTTTCTTTTATGTAGGGCTGAGTGGTTACCGATACAGACTTTTACGTTAGGGAAAGCCTTGTACCATTTATACATAGCTGCTTGGGCTAAATCAGCCTCATATCCAGCTCCATGACCGTCTGGTTTAGATTCGTGATAACTGATTGCGTGATTGTCTACTTCATCTCCGATATGTACTACTTCGGAGCATTGAAACTTATTAGCCACTTCAAGGCAAAAGTTCCTATAAAGTGGGTGACAGAATGGTTCGTGAGTATCGCCTATGACTAAGACGTTTTTCTTGCTCATATTGGTTGGTTTGGTTAGTCTCTATGGTTGGCATAAACAGTTTTATTATTTACTTTTAAGGCATCTAAAACTTGCTTTCTGTTTTTACCTAAGTTGTAGCTTACATGAACCCACGAGTAATTAAACTCATTTATTAGCTGGTCAAATTCAAGGTTATTTTTGATATACTCAAATATCTCTTTATTGGTAACAGAACCCATACCATCCATATCAATATCTGCTGCTTTTCCTTCGCAGTGCTGTGACTTTAAGCTACCGCTAATGTAATGATTGAGAACTTTGCTTCTATATCCAGATGATAAGTTAATAGGGCCGAACTTCATTCTAATAGGCTCTAATACTCTTTCGCAAAGTATTTTGATATTTTCTAAGTGTTCTGGGCTTGGTTCATTAGAGACACCATGTCTTTTAGCTGATTCGCTACGAGTAAATTCTGCTAAAGTAAAGTGTGCTGTTAGTCTCATAGAGCACTAAATTAGGATTTTTTATTAAACTGCTTTTTTAAGAAGCCGTACATCTGCATACCTAACCAGCAAATAGTCATTAAATAAACTATAGACTGTAGCAAAGGATTGATTTGTACAATCCCAAAAATATTAAGCCATGATACGGCTGTAAATGTGATTCCTACTGGAGTTAAATCTGAGTTCAAATCGTTAAAGTTTGACATTGTTACTTTTTGTTAAAAATTGATGTTACAACACTTGCTGACAATAAAGTAGCAGAATACATAAGCAATGAATCAAAAGCAGTTTGAGACAATAACGCTGTAAATATCCCAGTTATTGCACATAACAAAGAAAGCATACCAGCTACCCTTTTTGAACTAACTTCTGAACCTCCAGAAAACATATCCTTTATAAACTTTATCACTTCTTTCCTATTTTAAAATACAAGCTACCAGAGTAACTTATATTATTATTTTTATTAATATTAAGATTAAGGCCTATTAGAGCATTATTTTTGGCACTTAGCATCAAACCAGGACTTAGTACTTCTAAGCCATTAGATTGGCTAAAATCGCCTCTTATGCCGTAAAAAAGCCTATACTTAGCTTTCTCTGCATAAAACTCCTTAACATAGATGGTTTTTTCGGTAATCTTGGACTCAAAAGACCTCGATTTGATACTATTTTGGCTGATGGTATCATTAATCACAAAGATATTAGAATCTTGTTTAATAGTGTCAGAATAAGCCCTGCTTAGGTTATAATCGTACATGATAAAAGCTGTGTCATGAATAGTGGTCGTATCAACATCTATAATGACAAAAGGAATAGAATCTCCCTTTATGTACGTTTTTCTGTACGTTTTTAAGTACACAGTATCATGTATCTCCTTAATCTTATTATAGTTGCTCATATCGGTAAAGTCAGCCTTTTTATCGGTCTTGTGACATGATTCATAGGCAAATACGCCTAAGAAAAAGAATCCAATTATAAGTATATAATCTCTAAGATGTTGCATATTTTATTGATTTGCACATAATCCAGTTGGAGTTATTGTACCAGTTCCGCTTGTTATTGATATTTGAGGTAATCCTCCACTTATTTGAGCACATTGATAGAATGAACCAGGCCCACTTAATCCTATTGCATAAGTTTGTCCAGTATCACAATCATTATATTCTACTACCCCACCTCCAGGACTTGTAATAGTAACATAATACCTACCACAATTACTTGGATTACTAAAGCTATAAGGCCCTATTCCTTGAATTGACACAGAATATGTTGCAACTCCTTCTACTGGGCCATTAAGAGTCAAAGAAGTAATATAGCCGAAACCATACACTTGATTTACAGATGTAGTGCCTATGTAGAATCTAACAGTTATTTTAGTTCTATTAAGATGTGCGTCTAACATATCCTTATAATCATAATTGCCGATAGAAATTAAACCATCACAAGTGAGATTCCATTCAGATATATCATTCTTAAACTGTCTAAACCAATCTGAGGTATAAGATGTTACATCTATTTGACTTACGCTAACATCAAAAGCACAGTTTGTAGAAGCAGCAAAAGGAGAATAAGAACCTCCTGCTTCACGATATGATAATATTAAATTTGTTCCTAAGATTGCCATGGTATAATTTTTAAGATATTGTATATCTACCGCTTCCTTGTAGCGTTATTCTATAAGTTGCTGCATTTTCCATAGGCCCAGTTGTGTTTATAGACTGTATATTAGCTGTTCCGCTAATTATATATGTAGGAGAAGTTCCAATACTAAACTTAATTGTAATTGGAGTCCTCGCTAATTGAGCATCTAACATTAACTTTAACTCGTAATCACCATTTGCTACAAATCCATCACAATTAACTGTCCATGTTGATAGATTAGGTAGAGAGTCAGTAAACCATGCTGAATATGATGATGCAAAAGGAGTTAAATCGGTAGAAGCATCAAAAGAGCAGTTTGTGGCTGCTCCAAATGGTATATTAGTTGAACCATTAAAATAATATAAAATAACATTAGTACCTAAAATAGCCATAGTTTATTTTTTATTCATACTTAATACTTTCAAAAGAAGCATTATCTGTATTACTGATTTCTAATAATTGTACACTTGTAACTTGATTTATAGATGGTATAACAGTTAATCTATTAGCCATAAATATTTTATCACTATAAGATAGGTTACCAGGACTGCTATCGCTTATAGCATATTTAGCTTGTAAATAAGCACCAACACCATCTGGACTTTTTAATTCACCAAAATCACCTTCTAATGTAGCCATATTCTTATTAAAGATATTAGAATATACTCTACATATCAATCTATTTAAACTGCTAAATACACCAGCCTTACCATATCTATACCATTCAGTTAATTTAACCTCACTACTATTATATAAAGTTCCTATAATATTTGGCTTATTTGTTTCTGGATAAATAGAACCATAAGGTACATCTATTACCTTTTCTAAAGCTAAATTAGAACCCAATGTTCTTTTAATTTTAACTGATGAATAAATATCAGAATTTTGTCTTAATCTAAAGTTCCTAAATTTAAAGTAACTATAATTTAAGTCTAATAAGAACCCAACCTTTACATGACCAAACATATAAGTTCCAGTTCCAGCAGCAGTAATACCCAAAGGAATTGTTAAGCTATATGGATTTCTTGGACTTGCAAATCTTCCTTCTGTATTATATTCTGGAAGTTCTATATAAGATGTTGCTGTAGTCCATGTATTATCACTCTTTAAATAATAAGCAGTTCCAGAAACATAAACAATTACATACATTTTACATCTTGCAGGGTTTCCGTAACCAGGAAAAGGCCCAACATAATATAAGTCATAATCAAATGATAAAGTTGCAGCTTGGTTAATCATATATGGCAAAAATGCGGTACTACCAGCACTGCCATTCATTTCAAATTGAACAGTTCCCCCTCCTGCTGCACTTGTACCAGCTTGTAGTCTTATATCATTATAAACGTCATCATCTAAGTTAATAATTTGCAAAAACCCAGCACCAGTTGTTGTCAATGTAAATCCAGTAGGAGCTGTTGATGTAGTTGTATATTGTTTAAAATCTCCATTGTTTATATAGTTATCAACAAACTTAAAATCGGTATTAACTGTTAATCTTGAATAACCCTTTCTTATAATTTTAGTTTGTGAATTATTTATAAAGTGAACTTGGCCTGGTGCATAAGGATAAATCACAATAGGAGTAAATAAAGAAACATATCCTATTAATGTTGGAGTTGAACCAACTTGATATTTAGTACAATAAAGATTAGTTCCAGCTAATTCACTTATTGGCAATATATACCAAATGCCTTCATATTGAAATAGTCTTGAGCCAAATGATTTAACAATATTATCTAAAATAGTATAGTAATCTAAACCTACAAAGTCTCTTCTATATTGATAAGTTTGAGTTAATGGTTCATTTGTATTTGCTACACCTCTATCTGACATACCATTAGCAAAGTAAGATATACAAGAGTAAAAATAAGTTGTTGTTGGGAAAGCAATATTATTTAAACAGATATTTACTACGTCTAATAATGATGTTAGCTGATTTGTATTACCATTTAAAGAGGTATAATTAGTATATTTTAAATATGATAAAGCATCCACACAAACAAATCTTGCTTCTAAATTACCAGTAGAAAATGGTATTTCAATATAGTCATTAAAAATAAACCCTCTCCATTTAAGCAATTCTCCACCTATTCCATTAGTATATACTAATTCAACATAATATTTTCTATCATTTGAATTTATTAAGTCTGGAAAATTATTTAAGTCATCTGCATTAGATATTAAAAAAGAAACATCTAATTGAGATGAAATAATACCACCTAAAGGCTCTTCTTCATTTGAGTTTGGACTAATCTCTATGTTTGTTAGTCTATAAGTAGTAAAACTACCAGTAAAGGAATCTTCGTATATTTTAACAATAGCCGAGTTCCCATCTCTCATTTTTTCAGTCAAAGTGTACCTTAATCCGTATGCCATTATGCTAAGTTGATGTTTTGTCCTTTAAGATTTGATGCCTTTTGTGCTCTATTTACTGACAAAAGTAAGTCTTGTCCTCTTAATACAAAAGTTCCTCCACCACCACCACCAATCATATCTTTTAGTTTGTCTAATGGAGCAACAACTTCTGGGTTTGCACTTGCACCAGGATATTCACCCATAAGGCCCATGGTTGGCCCAGAAACAATACCTCCGTTTGCAAACTTTTTAGTACCACCCATTTTTTTAGATGTGTCAGAAAGTTTAGCTTTTACTGCAGTTCCCAAAGCAACTAATGCAATACCAGCAGCAATAGCTGCATAAGGATTCATTGATTCTAATGCAGCCTTAATACCAAGCATTGCAATACCAGTTGCAATCGCTAATTTACCAACACTTATCAAACCTTCAGTTAAAACACTTAAAAATGAATTTAAAACACTTTTTAAATCTCCTCCTGCTAATAGTTGACCTAATCCTTCTCCAAGAGCAATAGCCAAATCTTCTAATGTCTTATTAATAATATTTGTTAAGCTATTATTAAAGTTCTCTAATGGGTCTACTAAACCTTCTAATTGTGCTTTTAGATTAGCTATTGATTTATCAAATACTTCTGTACCATATCCTGCATCTATAGCAGATTGTTTATATTTTTCATTATCCGCTATCGCTTTTTCAATAGCAGCTTTTTGAGCTTGATAATTACCTCTTGTTGCTCTTAGTGTAGCTTTTAACTTATCATTAGCATTCTTAACATCATCTTTCGCAAACTGCTCATTAATATTAGCAAGTGCAGATTCCATCTTAAATCTCATGTCAAGTTGAATACTTGCTACCTTATCTGCTATTTTTTGTGCTTCTTCTAATTCTTTATCACTATATTTTTTATTTATAGCCGCAATCCTAATTCTATTAGCAAGAAAAGCATTTTCATAATTTGTAAATCCAGCAGCATTTAATGTAGCAATATCTTCTTGTAACTTTAGCTCAGATTGTGTTATCTCTTTATTTCTTTCATTTAAAGTATCTAAATAATTGCTTACTTGTACTTCTTGTGCTTTTAGGAGTTTTTGGTCTCTTTCTCTTTGTAGTTGTTCTGCACTTTTGCCACCAGGCTTAGTAGTATCTAACTCAGATGAAGCATTAGCATTATAAATGTCCTCAAATTTTGAAAGCTGTATATCTAATTGCTTATTTTGAGCTTTTAAACCATCAATATTATCTTTAATTGTAGAAGCTCTAACTCTTTCTAAGTTAATAGTTCCTGCAGAATATATTAGATTTTTTTTATCTATTTTTATTTGCTCCTTATCTGCAGAAAGACTTGCATCTTTAAATTGTAATTCTTTTTCAGCAATTTTTAAATCATTCTCAATTTGCTTAGTTACAATCTCTTTAATTGCTGTTTGAGCTGCTTGAGCTTTAGCATATCTAACAACAGCTGCACTTAATTTATTATAAGCAGTAGCTGCTTTTCCTGCAGCTATATCTTCAGCACTAAAGTTTTCTAATAATTTAGGATATTCTTCTTTTAATTTCTTAGCAGCAGAAATCCTATCATCCATTGATTTGTTTGCATTAGTAGCAACACCATATAGGCTATCTAATTTAACTTTTTGTTCAGCAAGACTTTGAGCAAACTCTTTATTGTAATCAGTTGCAAGTTTAGTCTTATTTCCAAAACTTATAAGACCAGAATCTAATGCTGTAAGCGTTGCAACTACTGCAGAAAAAGCCAAGTAAGCTGCACCACCAATTCCTGCTATACCACCAAGTAATGCAGGAAGGTTATTTTGAATACCTCTAAATCCATAAGGCAAATCCTGAATAACTAATGATAAGGCTGTCCAATTTTGATTTGATTTTTTAAGATTATTTGCACTTCCAGTTATTGCATCTCCAGCTCCATTAGCAGAATTTTTCATTGAATTTAAAGTAAAATTCAACTGCTCTGCATTCATTTTAAGCACCTTCATTGACGCACTTGCTGGGTCTAATCCTTGAACTCTAAGAGTAGTCCATAATTTAGTAGTTGCGTCAAGTTCTTTTTGAACACTTTTAACACTCTTACCCAATAGCTCGTTAGAAGCCGTAATATTATTTATGGTCTTAGTGTACTGGTCGGTGGCTTTAATTATAATATCAATACCTTCTTGATTCGCCATTATTATACTGGTTTAATATTTTCGTATTTTTTTAGTACCTCTTCTAATTCATCCTTACTCATTATCCTTACATTCTTCTTTCTATTCCTCTTATCGCAATCTAACTCTAAAAGTTCAGTAGGCTTAACCTTCTTTCCTTTAGGTAGCTGCATATTAACAAGAACAGTTGTTTGCCATCTTGACCTTACCCATTCTTGCTCCTCTTTATGCCTATAACCATACCAAATAAAGTCTAATTCAGCCATGGTCATCTCCCAAAACAAATGGGGAAGTATTTGACACTCCCCCATTGTATATCTTTCTATGTCAATCCATTCTAATTTTTTTTTTCTTCACCAGCCTCTGTTGACG